CTGGATATAAAGCAAAGTTTACATTATCAAATAATGGAACATCTTCGCAGAATGTTGGTTACGTAACTACACAGGATATTAATTCTAATGATGGAGTTACAATAACATCATTTGGTTCAAATGGAGACGATATTAATAATTCAACAATATCATTATTTAGAACTTTAAATTGGGGACCATTAACAGCTGCATCTGGTTCAGTTTATTATACATTTTTAAATTAAATAAAATGAAAATTAGTCAGGCCGGAATTGATTTAATAAAAAGCTTTGAAGGATTAAAATTAAACGCTTATTTATGCAGCGCAAATGTTGTAACAATTGGTTTTGGAAGTACATATTATCCAGATAAAGGCCCTATTAAAATGGGAGATAAATTAAAGGATAAGCATGAAGCAGAAGAACTTTTTAAAATCACTTTACAAACTTTTGAAAGTAGTGTAAATGGATTGTTTTTTAATGTTACACTAAATCAAAATCAATTTGATGCGCTTGTTTCATTTGCTTATAATGTTGGTCCTGGAGCATTAGCAAGTTCTACTTTATTTAAAAAAGCAAAAGTAAATCCAAACGATAAAACAATTGAAGCGGAATTTAATAAATGGGTTAATGCTGGTGGCAAAAAATCAAATGGATTAATTCGCAGAAGAAAAGCAGAAGCAAAACATTACTTCATGTAATTTAAAAGTTAAAAATTAAAAAACCTGGATGCGATTAAGTTCGTAAACAGGTTATGAAAAATCTAATTACTTTATTCGCAATATTAACTTTTGCAAACATTGCAAACGCACAATGTGATTCAGCAAAAGCTGTTAAATCATTTTGGGGATTCCCTTCTTTTAATTCCTTAAATAATACCGGGCAATGTATTTCAGCTAATATTACTGATACAACAATTTGCGTAAAAGTAAAGCAAATTTTAGCTACACAGCAAGCGAGATTTAGCTATTCCAGTCCATTTGGAAGTCCATTATTAGTAAATGAAATCCGGCAATATAATTCAGATTGCATTTTTATTGGATATGGTAATTTAATTGATGCAGGAATTGATTCAATTGTAATTTGTTATTCAATTTCGTCAGAATTAATAGATAACTTTTGCCCATATGCATTAATAATTTCTCCATTAGCTGTGGAATTTTGCGGCCTTTCTGCAGTTATGCAAGATGAATTTTTAAATGTTGAATTTAAAACTTGTTCAAATGCAAATACGGACCATTTCGAATTAATAATTTCAAAGGATTTAATTCAATGGAACATTGCAGAAATAATTGAACCAGAAATTGAAAACAATTCGAACGAAAGTATTTACCAAGTTCAAACTAATAATTTCGATAATGGAATTAATTATTTAGCAATTCGCGAAATTGATTTAAATGGAAATTCAACAGTTTCTGAAATTGCATATTTTGAATGCAGGAATAAAAAAGAAACTTTCAAAAGTTATTTTGATTTATCCGGAAGGCAAGTTTCTAAAGATTCACAATTTAAAATAATTCGCAATGATTGAACCGAGAAAAATCCGGAATATTTTAAATATTGTTTTTGAATATTGGAATTATTGCATTGGTTCGATGGCAATCATTACAGGATTTTGGTTATTCTTTTTAAAACAAATAGATAAAGAAACATTTGCTTATATTATTGGAGCTGTTATTACTTTGAAATGGGTTTGGAAACCAAAAGAAAGGAGTGAAAAAAATGATTAGCAATATAGATACATTAATTACTTATACGCTGGACCCGGTTTGCGTAATTGGTGAAATATGCAAAGTTCATAAATACAAACATATTGAAGTAATTAGTAAATATGGAAAAACTTCAGAAATGCAAACGGATTATTTAAATGAAAACTTTGATTTGAAAAATAATTACTTTGTTTCGGAATCCGGGCAAATATTCTTTACTGAGAAAGAAACTACATCTGTTAATTATAACTTTGCAATTCCTAAAGCTGTAATTCGTTTTGCGGATACATTAAAACTAAATGATTTGAAATACTTAGAACAAGGAGATTCAAGAAGCGCAAATGAATTAATAGTATTGCAGCCTAAAAAAGAAAAGATAACGCAGCAAAACGATTTAAATGCATCTGTAATGGGATTTGAATTTACATTCATGCTTCTTTGCAGTTTAGTTTACTTGCTAAACTCTTTTAATTCCTGGATTGCAATGTTTTCAAAAATCAACTTTGCATTGAAATCGTAAACAATTAAGATTTAATTAAATTAATTTGCGGCATTATTTTAAAAAATGAGCGCAAGATATATTTTAACCAATTCAATTGATTTGTTTTATTTAGTAACTGATGAATCTGGAGTTATTATTGGAAGCAATGATTTGTTTAAAGAATATACCAGCCATATTAAACCAAAAAATGTTTCTGAAATCATTTCAGATAATTCAGATTTTGATGAATTTTCAGATTCAGTAAAACGGGCAAAAGAAAGAGCTCCATTACCGATTCGCTTTTATGCAAAAACAAAACAAAAAAATGGTTCATTAAGATGGAATTTATGGAATATTTATTTTATTCTAAATTCAATTCATTTTGTTGGATTACCAATTACAGATGTTACATCAATAACATCTCATGAATATGAAAAGCAAAAGCAGTTATTAGAAGATTTTAGATTTATGCTTTCTCATGAATTGCGACAGCCTTTAACCAGTATTGCAGGATTAGTTAAAATGCTTATTGAAAAAGATTTTTCAAATAGTGAAGAAGATAATATTAAATTGCTTGAAATGGTAAATTTATCTGTTGAGCAATTAGATAAATCAATTCATACATTAGTAAAAAAAGCAACAAGGCAAATTTGATAAAAATGATTGCAGAAACTTATTTACCAAAAACAGATTCAGAAGCAGATGAACGTTTGATTAAAGTTATATCAAATTACATTTTGGAAAAAGAAATGCCATTAGAATTTGCAAAAAATGTTTTGGAAAATAACCTTAGAAATAAAAATGATTTTGCAAAGTTTTGGATTCAACTTTTACTAATAACCGGAACCAATGTATAAAGGAATAAATTTTATTTTGATTGCATGCATTATATTAATTCTTCTTTTGTTCAGGAGCTGCAGTTTAAATCGTGAATATATTTTAGAGCTCAAAAAACAGGATTCTGAAATTGAAAATTTTAAAACTTCCCGGTTACTGGATTCGAGTTTTATTTATACACAGAATCAAAATATAAAAATCAAAGATTTAGAGCTTAAAAAAAACGAACAAGAAATTTTTGCTTTAAGAGTAATGAAAATCAAAAAGCCAAAAGAGATAGTTCAATTCAAAACCAGGTACATTATAAAAACTGAAATACCAATTGCAGAAACTGAACAAATTGATTCATTAAATTATTTACGGGTTCCTGTTATATTTTCAAAATCTGAAAGATGGTTTTCAATAGATGGTCAAATAAACGCATCTGGAACGCTTTTAATTGATTCATTAGTAAGTAATGGACAATTTACTTATTCATTAGGAGATACGATTAGAAAAGGCCTTATAAATAGAATCCTGAATAAATCGGATTTGGTAGTTCGTTTACATATTGACAATCCAAACATCCAGCTCCAGGGAATGAGCAATATTTATATTAAAGAGCGCAAAAAATGGTTCCAAACAACAGGATTTAAAGTCATTTTTGGAGCATTTTTAGGTTTTGGTATTGCTTCAGCAAAATAATTTTCTTAGAATTTTAGCGGATTACAGAAGATAATGAAATTATTTTAAAAATAAATTTGCTTTTCAAGATAGTATAAATCTATCTTTGCAAAAACGGAACAAAAGTAATATGCAAAATGAAAAACGAAACATTAGAATTGATAATTGAAAATTATAAAAATCAATTGCGGCATTTAATGCAATATGATTTTTTAACTATAGAACAGGAATCTGAAAAATTTAATCTAATTAAAGCATTAACTGATTTAGTTGATGCGCGAATTAATTATCAATTTAAATATGAATCCAATTAGATACGATTTAAAGAAAATGAATGAAGCAGTAAAATACTATTTCCGTAAACAGGGAAATGAAACTGTTACAAATATTTCAGATAAATTCCAGGTTCCTGTTGGAACATTAAATGTGTACATATCAAAAGAACTTAAACGAAAACAAACTTTAAAAATGAAAAACAGAAGTATTATTTTTTTGGGAAGAATGATTACAGTTAACTATAGTTGTGAATTTTATCCTGGATTAATGGAACATCCAGATTCTATTGAATTTGAATTTGGTTCCGTTATTTACAATGGAAGAAACATTACTTATTTGCTTTCAATCGAAAGCCTAAATGAAATTGAAGAAATGATTCTTGAGCTTGAAGATTTCGACCCAAGCGAAGATGGTCCAGATTCAGATTATTATTATGACATGAGAAAAAATGGAGATATATGAAAACAGAAAACGGAATGCGAATAAGAAAATTAAGAAGGAATTTCGATGTAACTCAAAATGAATTAGGAAAAGAAATTGGTTTACAAAATGGGAAATACATTTCACATATTGAAAGCGGATTTAGAAACTGTTCGAATGATTACGCAGAAGTTATAATAAACGCTTTAAACAAACTAAAATCTAAAAAAGGTACAAATGGAAGCATTTAACATTTTAATTTATTCTGGAGCTGCAATTGCAATTTCTATTCAATCAATTCAAAACAGATATTTAAAAAATAAAAACTCAAAACTTCAAAAAATGGAAAGCAATCTTTTTTTAGAAAACGCGGAATTAAAAAAACATAGAGCTCATTTGAATAATGTTATTTCTGAACAAGCTGAAACAATTTCAGATTTGCAAGCTCAAGTTGAAAACCAATTTTTAAATGTTGATTATCTTAAATTGATTCTGGCTAAATATCAAAAGCTGAATAATGAATTATGTGATAAAATTGATACATTAATTGATAAGCGGAAATTTAACGGAAAGCAAAAAAAAGAATCTCAAACAAAAACTCAAAAACCAGTTTACGAATTCAAAACCAAAACTAACTAATATGGAAATTCAAGGAATACTAATTAAAATTTTACCGATTGAATCCGGGCAAAAAAATGCTGGTGGAGAATGGACCAGCCAAACAATAATTTTAGAACAAGAAGGTCAATTTCCAAAACCAATTGCAATTAATCTTTTTGGGGATAAAATCAATTTGCTAAACGGAATTCAGATTAATGATAAATTGAATGTTTCGATTAATCTGGAATCCAGGGAATACAATGAGAAATATTTCACTAAAATTAACGCTTGGAAAATCTCTAAACTATGAACAAGGTAATCATTAAGCATTCTTTGCCACAAAACGAACAGCGATGGACAATAAATGTATTACGAAATTCCGCGTTCTTGAGCGCAATTATTAATGAACGAGACCAAACATTATCTGTTTACTTTTTATGCGACCAGGAGCAAAATGAAACCGAAATCCGAGTTATTGCGGATATTGGTACCGGGAGACCATTTAATAATTCGGACCCGGATTTATATTATAAACATCTTGCAACATTATCACAGCATGAAGGACATATTATACATCATTTATTTGAAGTTATATGTTAGTGTTTATTATTGCATCATTTTTAGCTGCGATTTCGCTCTATTTTTTATCCATCCATTTAACGGATTTTGATGGAGATTAAGCAAAAAATGACGTTTTAGAGTTTATTAAGGCCCTGGAAACCTAACCTTTCCTGGCCTTTTTTTTAGTCAAATCAAAAATAAACGTTCACATTTACAGCAAGTTAACTTCATTTTTCAATTATTTTTCATTACATGTTATTCATGATAGAGTTTATCTATCTTTGGGTATACCAAAACGGAAAAATAATTTTTAATTTTTTTTATGAAAATTCAAATCACTTACACAGAAGTTATCTACAGACAGCAAATTAAAGAAGTAGAAATGACAAAAAAGGAATACAAACAGTATTTAAAAATGTCAGAATTTGAAAAGGAGCAAAAATATGATTTATGCGCATCAACATGTGAGATACATCATACAGCTACAGAAGTAGCTCCCATTATTGCAGAAATAATTAATAACTAAATAATCCGGGCCGGTAAAACGGCCCTATTTAAAAAATAAAACAAAAAAAAATATTATGATAACAATTGGATTTGGTGGTACTTTTTACACTTTATGGAACGTTCAAACTGATTTAATCAGTTTAGGAGCTGGCATGTCTTATAATAAGATTACATGTACGTATTTTAAAAATTTATCTAAGGATTTAAGTGAAGCAATTATAAAAGCTGGAACGGATAATTTTGATGAAAATTTAAAAGGCAAAAAAAGGTCCTTTGAATACAAAACTCCTGTAGTAATACAGACTGAATTGATTACTGAAGCGGAAACACTTTACAGAATTATTTTCGTAAATGATACACCAAATTTAGTTGAAGGATTAAGAGAAGAAGTTTTTCAAAAATGTATTCAACTTGGTCATTTAACTGAATGTTCAGATGAAGATGGAATATATTTTCAATGGAATGGTAAACTAAGAACTAATTGTGAATGGGAATCTAAAACATTACATCTTAGATTTAAAGGAATATATTAATAAATCCGGGCCGGTAAAACGGCCCTATTAAAAACTCTAAAATCCCTAAAAAATGCAGCTTACAAAAGAACTTAAAAAAGAAATGATAAAAGAATATAAGAAATTAATTCTTTTACTGGATAGAGAAGAATCTGTTTATATCCGTACTAAAAATAAACCAGAATATTTTAGTTCTTTATCACTTCGCGAAAGAGATATTTATGATATTGAAGTTCGAATTTTAAAAATTGAAACAGCATTAATTGAAAACCAAATTTAAATTCTCAAATCCCTACAGCATGAAATCATTATTCGTTTTAACCGGAACAGCATTATTAATTTTTGGCGGCATTTTAACAGCCAGGTCCAAGAACAGAAAAGCGGAATTAAAAACTGAATGCGACAAAGCAAATAAGTTTAAAGAATGGATTTACTTTAAATCCAATTCCAGCGAATTAAACTATTATGCATTTAATCCTATTACAAAGCAGTTTATTGAAGTAATCAATATAATGAACAGATATGGAATTAACGTTCGTGAAAGCAGCTCAATGAATGCTGAACGCATCATTAAAGATTACTTCAATGAATGCAGATTAGAATTATTTAGAAGTTACGAAAAAACAACAGAAGCAAATTTTGTTCATGCATTCAATTCAGTCAACATTGAAATTACCAAATCCTTTGAACCAATCTTAATTAAACATTTTAACTAAAAACCAAATCCCAAAAACCATGAAAATTCAAAAATTACCTAATGGAGAAATCCAGATTACCTTCCGGCCGGAAGAAGTTGTAAATTATCAAACAGTTTTGCCATTAGAGCAAATTGAGCAAGTTGAACTTGTAAAAACATTTGAACATTGCATGTTTAGAGTTCACAAAAATACAAGGCTGTTTTTATTCGAATTGCGAGACCATTACGGAATTGGAAAAGAGATAAAACGAACAGATGAAAAAGTTAATGAATTGAGATTCAAATATCGAATTACAGATGTTGCTCAAGCTTTCAAATATCAAATTATAAATGGATTGATATCTGTAAAAAGAGCTAATGAAAACAAGGATTCGACATCAAAAATACTTACATTTAAATTCAACTATTAACAGTAAAAATCCCTACAAAATGGAAAACAAAACTCCTGTAAAAATCGAAAATACGATAAAGACATTTTTCGAAAAACCTGCAGTAAAAAACCGATTTGCAGAAATGCTTGGAAAGCGTTCAAATCAATTTATTAGTTCAGTTTTACAAATTACTGCTAACAATTCAATGTTAAAAAACGCGGACCCGATAAGCGTTTATAATGCCGCGTTAATGGCCGCAACATTAGATTTACCAATTAATCAAAATCTTGGATTTGCTTGGATTGTGCCCTATGGTAAATCTGCGCAATTTCAAATTGGAGTAAAAGGATTGATTCAATTAGCTCAGCGTTCTGGACAATACTTAAATATCAATGTAATTGAAGTTTATGAGAATCAATTTGATTCATTCAATACATTAACTGAAAACCTGAATGCAGATTTTAGTTTACCAGGTGAAGGAAAGATTATTGGTTATGCTGCATATTTTAAATTGATAAATGGATTTGAAAAAACTTGCTTCTGGACAACAGAAAAAGTAATTGAACATGGAAAAAAGTATTCCAAATCTTTCAATAATGGTCCCTGGAAAACTGATTTTTCAGCTATGGCAAAAAAGACTGTATTGAAATCAACATTATCAAAATGGGGAATCCTTTCAATTGAAATGCAAACAGCTGTTAAAATCGACCAGGCAATTATCAATGATGAATCCGGTGAAGATGTAACATATATCGACCATGAAGAAATTAAAGTTAATCCTGAAATCGAACGTTTAAAGCAGTTAATTGAAACAGCGGAAACAATAGATGAACTTGAAGTTTATGCGAGCTCTATCCCGGAAGAACTAAACCAAATGTTCCAGGAAAAATATATGAATCTAACTCCTGCAGAAAAATGAACGCAAATAATATAAAGTTTCGCTGCAGTTCACTTGGTGCCCTAATGACTGAATCCCGGAGTAAATCCGGGATTCTTTCAGAAACCTGCAAAAGTGAATTGGTAAAGGTTTTTATTAATGAAAAATATGGCCGTTCGAAATCCATCCAGAACAAGTATTTGGAAAAAGGAATTTCTCAAGAAGAAGATTCAATTACGCTTTATTCCAAATTCAAGAAGAATTATTTCGTGAATAATAAGGCCAGAATGAGCAATGAATTTATTACTGGAGAATGGGACATTTTAAAGAATGAAATCGTAACTGATATTAAAACATCATGGGACATTTTTTCTTTTTTCAAAGCTAAAAACGAAACATTAAACAAGGATTATTATTTTCAATTACATGGTTACATGAGCTTGACAGGAGCAAAATCTGCAACATTAGCTTATTGTTTAGTAAATACACCATTGAATCTAATCGAACAGGAAAAAAAGAATCTATGGTTTAAGTTAAACTGTCCAGATTTACAATCAATTGAATATTTAGCTGGATGTGAAGAAATAGAACGTTTAAGCATTTATGAAGATATTCCGGTTAATGAACGCGTTTTTGAAATCGAAATAGAGCGCAATGAAGAAACCATTGAAGCAATCAATAAACGCGTTATAGAATGCCGGGAATGGATGAACACTAATCTTTTTTGCAATGAGTAAAAAAGTATTTGAAATGGACATCCATCTGTTTTGCCGCGCATATAATTTAACGCTTGCTGAAGAATATCGTTTTGATATATCCAGGAGATGGAAAGCGGATTTCTACATTTTAGAATTCAATTGTTTGATTGAATTTGAAGGAATTGGTGGAAATCATTCCGCTGGTATTGGTGGACATCAAACGCTTACCGGATACACAGCGAATTGCGAAAAATATAATAAAGCTTGTTTGATGGGATTTAAATTACTCAGATACACAGCAAAGAATTCAAATGATTTACTAAAAGATTTAAAAACATTACTCAATGAGAAATAAAAAACAAACAGCTGTGGAATGGCTAATAAAAGAATTTAATCTTGAATCATTCCCTGGAGCAATTAATCTTGCTTTATCAATGGAAAAGGAGCAAATAATTAATGCTTATGATTCTGGAACATTTTTTTTAGAAGGTGAAGATTATTATAAAGCAACATTTGAAGATGAAACTGGAATATGAACATTATCTGTTAAAGCATAAAACGGAACCGTTTATAATGCTGGATGAAATGGATTTAACTTATGAAGAATTCATTGAAAAAATGGAAAATAACTGGACATTTCATAAAATGTGGGAATTAAACTGCAATTTGAATTATTATGAAATCCGTTCTGGTAAATGTGAATTTGGAAAAGTTATTCATGGTAAAATATATTGTTTATTAAAACATTGTCAATGATGGAAAATAGAGATACATGCATTTTTTACCGGTCAATTTATGAATCATTGCAGGAGCTGGATTTAGAAAACCAAGCAATAATTTACAATGCGATTTTTGAATATTCTTTGAACTTTAATGAACCAGAATTAACTGGAATCAACAAAGCTTTTTTTGGTTTAATAAGGCCGGTTTTAGAGAAAGGAAACACTAATTTCATAAACGGAAGTAAAGCCAAACGGAAGCGAAACGGAAGCGAATTAAAAGCGAAACCGAAGCGAATTGTAAGCGAAGTACAAGCCTATAAGGATAAGGATAAGGATAAGGATGAAGATAAGGATAAAGATGAAATTGATTTAAAAAGAAATCAATTAGTAAATCCAAATTTGGATTTGGGCAAATGGTTTAAAAAATGCAATGAAGCAGAATTTATTTCAGAAGTTCAAAAATTCTTAAACGAACATCCATTCAATGGATATAATGAAATATTAATTAAAGATTTTATTAATCATTACACTACTCCAAATGAAAATGGTGGAATTCGTGTTAATCAATTCTCAAGTTTCGGAATCAAAAACAAGCTTTATGAAATGGCAACAGACCCAAAAAACGCAGGGAAATACATAACAAAAAAACCTTCAAAATCAAAACTGCATTATGAATAATAATCCAAACGAACATATTGAAAAAACATTAATCGGAATCTTGTTATCTCCTGGAGATGTTTACAAGGAAATAATTATGCAAATTGATGTCCATCATTTTGAGCATGAGCTTTGCAAAAAAACATTCCGAATTATAAAAAAAATAAGCGATGAAAATAAAAGGCCGGAAGCAATGACATTATTAGCTGCATGGAAAACTTCAGATTCATTTTTAATGCCGGAATACTTAGAAGCGATTTCCTTCACTCAAAATGTAACTTATAATGAAGATATCCCTGAAGTCTTAGAAACGCTTAAAAATGCATTTATAACGCGTTCTATAGCTAAAATATATTATGAAGTTGGAATTGGATTACATGAAAATAAACCAGGTAGAGATATTGCTGAAGAAATTATTAAACGTTTAACCAATTTAACTCAAGAAGGAATTGAGCTGCAAAAAATAGTTGAAATGCCAGAACTAACAGGAAATGAACGTGAAGCATATTATCGTAGAGCTGAACTTTCAAAATCTGGTGAAACAAGCGGATTAAATACCGGCATAGAAGCAATCAATAAATTTACTGGAGGATTCCAGAACGAATTCATTATAATTGGAGCTCGTCCATCAATGGGTAAAACTGCATTAGCTTTATTTTTTGGAATGCAAACTGGAAAACCTGGAATCTATTTCAATCTTGAAATGTCGCAATCTCAATTAACACAGCGTTTAATCCTGCAAAACGCAAACGAACGAATTCGTTCATCTGCTTTGCGAGATGGAACACTAAACCAGGATGAATTGATTCACTTTGAAAAAACAATTGGAATTGTAGAAAAAAAACCATTCAAGATTTATGATAAAGCTGGATGTGGAGTTAACGAATCAATTCGCATTATTAAGAAGCAGGTTCGATTAAATCAATGTAATTGGGTAGTAATAGATTATTTGCAGCTTATGACATTAGAAGGCTTTAAAGGTGGAAACCGGGAAGCAGAAGTTTCGCAGATATCCAGAACATTGAAAGCTGCACAAAAAGAACTAAACATTCCATTTATTGTTTTAGCTCAATTGAATAGACAATGTGAACAAACAGCGGATAAAAAACCAATGTTATCTAATTTGCGTGAATCAGGTTCAATTGAACAAGATGCAGATACCGTTGCATTTATTTGGAGACCAGAATATTATGAACTAAAAAATGAAGAAACCGGTGAACCATACACAAATGAAATATTTCTTCTTTTTGAAAAGCATCGACAAGGAGCAACAGGTTCTGTTGGATTTCGACATAATTCGACAATGAGCAGTTTTTATGGAATGAATGAAAATCCAAATACATTTCAAGAAATAAAAACTAATTTGCAGCCTAACAAAAACTTTTACGAAGTAGATAGAGAAATGCCATTTTAAAAAAAAATAATATGAAAGCAAAAAAAGCAAAACCGAAATTTAATAAACGTGAACAAATTAATGCAGCTTTACAATTTACTGCAGAAATTTATGGAAATGATTTATTAAAAACTAAATTGAAAGATAATTCAGATGCAATTGAAATTCTAAATTCGACTCAAGAACAGTATACACGATTTGTTGAAAACGGAATCCGGGAAGCATTGAAAGCAAATGGTTTTGAATTTATCGACCATGATGCAATGATTGAATTTTTAATTACCAGATGCGAAATTCGCCGCGATGAATCAGTAATTTCAAAACATGGAAATCAAAATCCAATCAACTTTCTATATTCAGATTTTCGTTTACCAAATGAAACTTTAATATGTTCCTGGAATGATTCACCAGAAGCAATTGATAATTTAGGAACGCAATCTAAACTTGAAGCATTTGAACCATGAGCTTTTTAAAAACAAAATCTCCAATTAACAGCATTCTTTTTATTTTGAAATCTCATAAAGGATTAAATAAAGATTATCCGGAAGTTTTAGAAATAATTGAAAGCTATGTTGAAACAGAAAAAAAAGAAATAATAAATGCTTATAACAAAGGTTATGACATTAATTCATTGTGCAGCTTTCCGGATTCTGAAAAATATTATAACGAAACTTTTGAAAAATGAATCCAACAGAAAAAGCAAAAGAGTTATTTAAAAAAATGTGTATTGGTAAAGCAAAGGAATCCGCGTTAATCGCAGTCAATGAAATAATTAATTCAAATCCACATTCAAATCCATTTACTACAATTCCCTTTTCAACTATGGATTATTGGATTGATGTTAAAAAAGAAATTCAAAAATTATGAAAGGTTATTCCAGGCAAATATTACGATTTACCAAAATTGAATTAATCCAACAGTTACAAAAATGGAATTGCGATATAACTCATTTATTTGATGAAGATAAAATTGATATCGGAATTAAAGCATTAGCATTTAGTAAACTTGGAATTGATTATGTTTTTATTTCAGATTCTGAATTCTTTAAAATCCAAGAACGTTTGCATATGGAAATTAATTATTATTTCTGCAATGGGGACCCGGAAGGAGAATTAATTAATTTCGATTATTGTGAAGTTGATATTGAAATATTTCCAGAAGAAAATTATTTAATTCGAGCTGCAATTGAAAATTGATTTAGCTTTGTAAATAGGTTTTGAATAATGCATATGGGATTATGCTGTTTTGAAAATGCCAGGTGTTAATTCATCTGGCATTTTTTATTTAACTTTGTTTCAAAGAACTAATATTATTTTTTTTCGTTTACAGAGAAAAAACAGAGATTTAAAATGGCAAAGGAAGATAATTTAATTCCGTTTCAAAAAGGTGAATCTGGCAATCCAAACGGAAGGCCAAAAGGTTCCAGGAATCGTTCAACAATTGTTCGACAATGGTTAGAAATCAATCGTGAAAGTTTTAATCCATTAACCGGAAAGAAAGAGAAAATGGAAATCCAGGATGAAATTACTTTGCGGCAAATTGATAAAGCTTTAGAAGGAGATACAAATGCTTACAAGGAATTGATGGATTCCGCGCATGGAAAATCAATTCAAAGTTTTGAGCATTCCGGAAAAGATGGTGAACCATTAAGAGTAATTTTTACAAACATGGATGAAACAGCTGAACGTTAATTACGCTTATGTCGATTTGTACCGGGCAAAGAAGCGTTATAAACACTTATTTGGTGGAAGGGGAGCTGGACGTTCATTTGAAGTTGCTCAATACGCTATAACGAAACTTTATTCTCCAGAATATTTTCGCGGCATTTTAGCTCGTCAACATTTCGCGGATATTCGCGGAAGTTCATTCCAGCAAATAATTGATATCATTCAAGAAAAAGAATTGCAAAGTGATTTCCATATCCTGGAGAATACGATGCAAATAACGCATTTGAAAACAGGAAATCGAATTTTTGCAAAGGGATTCCGGGCCGCATCTGGAAATTCAACAGCGAAAATGAAATCCATTACTGAAGCAACATTTGTTTGGATTGAAGAAGCAGATGAAGTTAATAAAGACGATTTTGATAAGTTGGATAAATCATTGCGTTCAATGAAGGGAGCTGAATTGGAAATTGTGTTTACTTACAATACGGATAATGAAGATTGCTTTTTAAAATCTGAATTCCATGATAAGGTAAGGCCGGAAGATACATTACTGATTCATGCGACATACAAAGACAATTTTAAAAACCTGCATCCAGATTATATTCGCGTTCTGGAGCGCATGGTTAAAGATGACCCGGAAGCAGCTCGTTCAGATGTGTTTGGTTTTTGGGGAGGAGGAAAACGCGGAAAAGTTTATGAAAACTGGCATTCAGTCGATGTCATGCCGGAACATTTTAAAATGGAATGTTATGGTTTAGATTTTGGTTTTACCAATGACCCAACAGCATTAGTTCACATTAGGCTTTCAGAAGGAGCAATTTACATCCAGGAGTTAATTTATGATTATGGATTAACTAATCCGGAAATATGTAAACGAATGTTAGAAGCAGGAATAAAACGTAATGATTTAATCTTTGCGGATTCAGCTGAACCAAAATCAATAAAAGAAATATTAACTGCAGGATTTAATATTCAATCAACTATCAAAGGACCAGATTCAATAATTCAAGGAATCCAAAAAATAAAACAATATCCGGTTTATTTAGTCAGAAGTTCAAACATCCAAAAAGAAATAAAGAATTACATTTGGCAAATAGATAAATCCGGTAAAACAATAAACAAACCTGTTGATAGATTTAACCATGCATTGGATGCGATTCGATATGGAATTGTTGGTTTACTTGGAAAGAAAACAAAAGATTCAATAATAACTTCACCTGGAAAACGATAAAAAGAAACATGAATTTACCATTCGATTTAAACGGAAAAACAATTTTAATTGCTGGAAGTTGGGAAGATTTAACTGTTGGTCAAACAATTGATTTATTACAATGGGCAAATGGAGATAAAAATGATTTAGTTACTCTTTGCTCAATTGTTTCAACATTGGACAAATCTGAACTTTTAGATTTACCTTATGAGATTATAACCAAAATAGCTGGTCCTGCATATAATTTTATTATGCAAACTAAACTGGATAAAGATGAATGGATTTGCCCAAAAGAATTTAAATGTGGAGATAATATTTATAAAACAGATATTGAACCAGGATTAATTAATTATGGCTGCATGGAGATTTTTGAAAAAACAATTTCCAATGAATCCACAAACTTTTGTGAAAAGATTCCGCTTATGATTGCCGCAATGATTTATAAAGGAAAGTTTCGAGATAGAGAAATCGAAGCAAGAAAGGACATTGAAAACATTGCGAATAATGAAGTGATGAACATGCCGGTTTTTATTGCTTATCCAATTTCCGCTTTTTTTTTGAACAAATTGTTGATTTCTCTACAAAAGCAAAGGGAACAGATGAAGGATATACCGAAATCGAAACCAAAGCTGGAGTTAAACAGCTGGAGAAATTTGGTAAATTCAGCGCGATTTATTCGCTCGCAGAAGGAAATCCACTAATGTATTCCGCTGTAATGGATTTATCAATGTATGAAGTTAACCTTACGTTTAAAATGCGTTCAGAGCTTAGAAAATATAACCAGCGTTATGAAAAGTTAATAATGAAAGAACATGAACGCAAACACAATAAATAATTATGAGAATAGTTGAAATTTTAAAAAGTTGTTCAAATCCAATCATGGGAGCTGGATTATTTTATTCCGGTCCAAAATGGCTGCAGAACGTTCAAGCGGATAAAGTTGCTTTACCATGTGTATTCATGGACCAGCCTATTAATTTTAAATTTATCCGGGATTCCAAATTTGCTCAAATCAAAGAACAGTATTCTCCATTAATTTTATTCTGCGATAAATCGGAACCGGAATTCACGCAGGAACAGCATAACGAAATAATTGAATCAAAACGATATGTTGCTAATCAATTTGTAACAAATCTAATTGCGCATCCAGAAGTTTTTGAAGTAAGTGAAGTTTCATTAAATGATGTGTTTAATTTCCTGGACCAGAATTTAACCGGAATCGTTTTGCAGTTTCAAGTTAAATTAAAACAAGAAGATGGAATTTGCCCACAGGCCCCATTTTATTATTCTAATCCGGTTATTGATTTAATTGTAGATAACTCAATTTACCAGGGACAAACAAAAACAATTTCAATTTTTGGAACCGGATTTATTGATGGAGCAACAATTGAAATAAACGGAACATTAATTACAATTAATTCAACAGATTTTGTTTCAGATTCTGAAATTCAAATAAACATTTCAGTAAATATTGCAGCTTTGATTGGAACGCGTTCAATAAAAGTTGTTAATCCAGATTCAATTGAATTTACTTTTGAAAATTGTTTAACGATTTTATTAGACTAATATGAGCTTTGCCCTGGAAAGAAAGTTATTAGAAGCATTTGATAAAAAGCTAATCCAGGATTTACGGGATAACTTAGATGCATCTGGTTCAACAGCCAGCGGAAAAACGAAAGACAGTTTAAATTCAATAATTGGAATTGGTTCATACAAACTTTTTGGAAGGCCTTTTATCTATGGATTAGAATACGGAAGAAAACCAACATCTGCAAAAGGAGATGGAAGTTTAAAAGGAATTATTTTAGAATGGATAAAAGTTAAAAACATTATTCCAAAAGATAAAATATCAAAAGAAACTTTAGCTTTTTTGATTTCTCGAAAAATCCATCAAGAAGGAGATTTGCTCCATAGGACAGAAAAGAATTTTCAAAAAATGAGTAAACCAACAGGAATAATTAATTCAGTTATCAATGATGGGAGAATTGAACAATTAACTAAAGGATTACTTTTGGATTATGTTACCAGCGTAAAACAAGAAATATGGCCACAACAATAACTCAAAACATAAATTCTGTAAGAGTGCAAAAAGGAGCGCGAGCATTTGCATCTTTTGTTAGGAGCACATTTAATAATACATTTTATCAATTTGAACCATTAGGAACATTTCCATTAGAAGTTGGAGATAAAATTATTTTATTGTTTACTGATACACAAGTTATAGAAACAACAATAATAAATGTTAATGGCAATCAGTATACAATTAATACATTTTTTTATTTGCCATTTTTACCATCTTTTGCCAGATTTATTATTTTGCCGCCAGATAAAACAAGTTCAAGTTTAAATGTAAATACTGTTGCAGCTTTCAATCCGGTAGTGATTGAAATGCAAAGAACGGATTTTGTTTATGAGTTATTTATAGATACTGAATTTGATACTTATGGTTTTGATGCAGGAGCTAATGTTGGTCAATTTGTTGCAAATACTTATATTCAAGTTCTTTCTTTTGAAGGTGTTCCTAATTGGTATCCGCGCATTAAGATTTTTTCAATAGTTGGAACAATTGTTAATCTTGCTTGGTTCTATATTAATCCGTTTAATGCTCCATTAATTAGTTTTAATGTTGAATCCAGATTAAACTTTTATGCAGTTTTAAGAATTACAGAAAATCGAACAAATTCAATTTATAGAGATTTGCGTTTTACTCCAGATAAATTAGGATTTATTAGAGCTGAAATATCTGGAGCTTTAAGAAGTTTTTTAAATTTAAATTATACTGAACCGGTTATAGAAAATGAAATTTTAACAAATGAATTTAATTTATCTACAGGTTTTTATTTTTCAATTTTAGAAAAATGGATTGGAAGTTCAAATAGTTTTCCGCCAGGAGGAGATGTTAAATACTGTGTAGCAGGAGCATTTCAAATCGGGGACCCAGATAACGGATATTATAATAAATATTTTGGTAATTTTTATGGAAGTTCGTTTTATCCTGATTTGATGCCACAATGGATGACGCAATTTGAAAAGCCTGTTTATTTTTATGGATTTCCTTTTACGCTTTCGTTTTTAGCTAATGCAACAATGAATTTTGGATATGAAGATTATATTGCGCGCGTTCAATTTACTCAAGCTGATGGAACAATAGACTATTTTGATTCACCTACATTTGTTTTGAATGATTTTATTTCTTTAGCAAAATTAAATATTGCTGAATTATTATTAAATCCATTGCAATTAGGATTAGACCAAAGAACAAAATCTATTTTATTTAGATTTGGACGAATTGAATCAAATATGTTTTTGGATGCATTTGCCCCAATCACATTTAATTTTAAACGCGCATTAGAGCAATCCTGCAATACTTTTTATGTTCGATGGTTAAATACATTAGGAGGATGGGATTATTGGCTATTTGAGCATAAAATATATGAAGCGTTTAATGTTGAAAATGGAAATAATTATGAAAGTTATTTTGATTCAATTTCAGATATAACAGATTTTGAAAATGTTACTTTGAAAAATGTTTCTCCTGCAGTTCAAGTTGGTTCAAGTACATTGACAAAAAATGAAGCAGAAGGATTAAAAGTTTTACCAACATCTCCAAAGATTTACTGGTATAATGAAGAACTTTCCAAATGGATTGGAGTTATTGTTGAACCGGGAACATTCAATATTCGTTCAACAAAAGACGATTATTTTAATGTCGAATTAAGTTTTGTGAAACCGAAATACTTTAATCAATTCGCGTAATGAATCAAAATATTAAAATAGGAGATACAGCATTAGATTTAGATTCAGGAACAGTTATTTCTACAACAAAGCGAATAGCTAACATTGGAACATTAGAAAGGCAATCCAGCTTTACTAATAAACTAAATTTACCTGCAACAGCAAATAATTTATCTGCTATTGGGATGGTCCAGGGAAGCGACGATTCAACAAAAAAATATATTAAACAATCCGGTTCCGTTTTGGCGAATGGAATTGAAATAATGAATGCAGCGCAATTTACATTTGAAAGCTTAGGAGATAGAATTGAATTATTAATTAATTCAGATAACGCAACATTTTTTGATTTAATTAAACAAACATTTTTGCGTGAATTAGATATGAGTGAATTGGACCATTTATGGTGCATGAATGAAATGATAAATTCAATTCCAAATACTTATGTAGATGGTTATGTTTATGCTTTGCATGATTCCGGTGTTCAATCTCAAGTAACAACAAGATTACAAACATTTGGAATTGTTCCATCTGTTTTTGTTAAATACTTATTTCAGAAAATCGGTGAAACTTTTGGATATACTTTTACTGGAAGCATTTATAATGAAAGTTATTTTGAAAGTTTATTAATTCCTGCAATAAGTTGTAAAACCGGAACCAGAAATATTGAAGAATTGCAATGTTCATTAATAATGGATGTTCCGGTTGATTTAACTGGAGGTCAAACATGGTTACCATTAAATTTTTTTACAGATTGGACATCTGTAGAAAAGTTAGATGGAAGTGCATTTATTGACAAATGGAATGTTGCAAATTTAACTTATGGTTATTATCTTCAAATTCCTGGACAATACGAATTTACTTTTGATTTTCAAGCGGATTTGCAGCCAGCTGCACCAGGTTTATTAGTTTATGGAGCTTTTAGATTAATTGTTTATCAAACTTTAAATCAATCATTAACGGTACTTGGACAAACAGAAATTTCATCCACAACAATAGGAGCTTTTAATGGACAATTAAAATTAAATGTTATTTATGATGCATTCATGCAAAATACTCCCAATCCAAGTATTACTTCAGCTGAAATAAATGGAGTTTATGCAGAAATACAAGTGTTCAAAGGAAATGTTGCTAATACGCAAACTAATTTCGAAATATTAAATTTAAAACTTAGTTCAACAAAAATTACAAATGCGTTTAAATCTCATTACAATCGTTTATTTAATATTCAGGAGAATTTACCTAATTGGACATGCGCAAAATTTATAAAAGAGATTTCTAATTTATTTGGAATTATTCCAATTGTAAACGAATATGATAAACAAATTCGATTAGTAACATTTAACGAAATAAATGAAAATAAATCAATTGCAAAAGAATGGCAAAGCAAAATTGATTTAGCTATTGACCCAATTTATACTTTTAAAGTTGATGGATATGGTCAAGTTAATAATTTTAGATATTTACCAGATTCAACTTTTGATTATTCAATTAGCATTACTAATGAAAGTTTACCATTAGATGTTGATTATATCAAATCTGAATTTAACTATTCGAGATTGCAACAGATTCAACAGAAAGATTTTAATACTATTTTTTTAGATAATTATGATTCATCAGTTTCAATTAGTTCAAATTTGAATTATAGTGATATGATGAAATTTAGCGGAAAGGCCAGAATAGCATTTCTATTTAGAAAAAATACTCAAATTAAATACATTGCATTTAATGAAAATATACAAATCATAAATGCTAACATTCCTTTTATGGGTTTTGAATCTCAAAGTTTTCAAACATTTCATTTAGAATGGCAATATTTATATGAAACATTTTACAAGAACTTATTTACAGGATTAACAAATAACATTTTAAAAGTTGAATTGCAATTTCGTTTAAGTGAATTTGATATTCAGGATTTTGATTTTTCAATTCCAATTTACCTGGAAAATCCTTCCGGATATTATTACGTTCAACAAATAAAAGATTTTACAAGTTCTTCAGAAAGTACATCTGTTGAATTATTACGAATTGGATAATTAATTTTAAAAACTATTTACAATGGCCGAAACTCAAACTTTAATATTAGACATCCAATTTAAATCCGATGAAGTAATTAAAAAAACTGCAGATTTAAAAAACCAGGTAGCAGCTTTACAAAAACAAAACAAAGATTTATTTGCTTCTGAAAAAGAAGTTAGTGCTGCATATATTGAAACAGCTACACAAATTAAAATTCTCAATAAAGAAATATCTAATAATGAAAGGCAATTATTAGTTCAAAAGCAAGCTGTTTTAGCTAATGCCGGAAGTTATGAAGAACTATTGCGAAACTTTCAATTAGCTGAAGTTGAATTAAAAAACCTAACTGGAACATTACAGCAAAATGCAGATGGTACTGTTCAAGTAACTAAAGTTTATTTTGATGCAAAAAAGCAAGTTGATAACGCAAAAAAAGCAATTTTAGATTTTAATGCAGGAATTTCTGTTGGAACACAAAATGTAGGAAATTATGGTAATAATCTGGAGCTAATGCGTGCCAGATTAGACGAATTACAAAAAACAATTGGAGCTACTGACCCGGCATCAATAGATTTTACTGCAGCAAAAGATGAAGCGGAAAATTTAGGTTTAGCAATTACAGATGTTGAAAGTAAATTAAAAGAATTAGGAGCAGAACAAAAACCTTCTGGAGCTAAAAAAGGTTTTGAAGATACAATTGCTTCAGCTGGAGCAGCTGCATCTGCTTCTGAATTGGTAACTTTAGCTTTTGGTGAAAATAAAGTAGTTACTGATGCTCTTGCATCCAGTACAAAAGCTTTAGCGATTGGGCAAAATATTTCTAATGTTGTTAAAGAACGTGGAGCTGTAATTGATACAATAACTTTAGCCGGTCAAAAAGCAATTATTGCAGGAAATGCAATTGTTTCTGGTGGAACAACATTATTAACAGCAATTACTACAGCTTTTGGTGTAGCTTCTGCAGCTGCATGGGCAATTGCAACATTAGGTGTAGCTGCATTAATTGCAGGAATTGTTGCATTAGTAGTTTATTTTGATGACATTAAAAATTCAGTTACCGATTTTCTTGGATTAACTTCCGAACAAACTCGTGCTGCAAATATTGCATCTGAAGAATACAAAAAACAAGGAATTGCAATTGCTGGTGCCAGGGACAGTTACGAACAATATAATGCTTCAGTTAGTGCTACTTATGACAGACAAATAAAATTAGTTTCTGCAGCTGGAAAAAGCACAATTGATTTGGAAAAACAAAAAGCAAAAAGTTTTGAAGATTCTACTAATAAATTAATTGCTCAATTGCAAGCGCAATTAGCATTAGCTAAAGCGGCAAATGTAAGCGCAAAAGAACAAATTGATTTATCAAGAGAAATTCAAGCTTTACAAGGTAAAGTTCTGGATTCAAAAGCAGAAACAGCTGCAAAAGATATTGCTCTTGAAACTGAAAAAAATGATAAAATAAAAGAAGCAAATAAAAAAGCTGCAGAAGATGCAATTGCAGCAAGAAAAAAATATAATGAAAATTTAAAATCTTTAGATACAGAATTCAATTTAACTGAACGAGAAAAATTAGCTAAATCTTTTCAAGATAAAGCGGATTCATTAAAAGGAAATGGAGATTTAGAAGTTAAACTTAGAAAAGAAATTGCAGAAGATAAAAAAACAGCATTAGATAAATTTGATGCAGATGCAAAAAAGAAACAAGATGACATTGATAAAACTATTCTGGACAATAAATTAAGCGTTCAATCTGCATTATTAGCTATTGAAGAAGATTCGTTATCTAATAGATTAGCAATTCAGGAAAATGCATTTAACAAAAACAAAGCTGCATTAATTGCGCAAGGATTTACAGCTGCAGAAATAGAAAAATTGAAAATAGCAGAAATTAAAAAAATCAATGAAACTTATGCAGCTGAAGAATTTAATAATCAAATTGCATTCATTAATGCGCAATTGAAATTAGAACAAGATGCTGTTGATTTAAGTACACAAACGGAAGCAGAAAAACAAACTGCAAAATTAGATATTCAAATTAAAGCTTTAGAGCAACAATTAGCATTAACAGAAAAATATGTTGGAGCAGATGGAATAACTACTAAAGTAGAACAGCAAGGTATTGATGCAATAAAAAATTCTTTAGCAGCTGCAAGAAAAGGATTAGGTGAAGTAAAGCCAGATGAACCAACATTTGGAGCTGCATTAGGATTGAGCCCAGAAGGAATTCAAGAAGCGCAAGAAGGAATTCAAGCTATTACTGATGCTTTATCAAAAGTTCAAGAAATTGTTTCACTCAGATTTGAAGCACAAAAAAATGAAATAGATAAAAATGAGCAAGCTGAAATTGAAGCAGTAAATAATTCAGCTTTAAATGAAGAACAAAAGAAAACAGCTATTAATAATATAAATAAAAAAGCTGCAAAGGAAAGATATGAAATTGCAAAGAAGGAATTTGAAGTTCAAAAAGCATTTCAAGTAACTCAAGCTTTAATTGGTGCCGCGCAAGGAATTATTCAATCATTTCAACTTGGACCAATTGCAGGAGCAATTGCAGCTATTATTGTAGGAGCTACTACAGCTGCACAAATTGCAGTTATTCAATCTCAAAAGCCGCCAGCGGCACCAGGATTTGCTTCCGGTGTAATTGGTTTAAATGGTCCTGGAACAGAAACAAGCGATTCAATCCCGGCAAGATTATCAAAAGGAGAATCTGTTATTACTGCCAGCGGAACAAATTTTGCTCAATCTAATTATCCTGGATTGCTTGAATTCTTAAATACAAGAAATCGCTTTGCAACAGGTGTTATTAATTTTGGTGGAACAAGTTTACCTACAACAGTAAATGATTCAACAGAACGATTAATTTCGGCCATTTCTGGCATTTCTCCAATTGTTAGAGTTACTGACATTAACAAAAAACAATCTGACTATTCAGAAGTTCGTGTAAATGGAACAATTTAAAAAGGAAACTCGACTGGAAATAATCAAACGTTTATCTGAAACGGGAGAAATAATTTCTTTGTATAAAGCAGGATTAATTGAACCATTCGCAATTAAATACAGAAACATTTATTTTGATGTTAATGCATTTCAAAAGATAGGCCAAACGCGAATGGATGCAATTTATAATGCTGCAGCAAAATACAATTGCGGAATTCAAACTATCTATAGAGCAATTAAATGGATAGATGAAAAATGATTTACAATCTTAATGATAAACAATTGAATTAATTAACTAAATACATTTGGCAAATGAATCATCATATTTATTTATACGGTATAATTGGCCAGGACGTTTTTCTAAAAAACGTTATTGAACAATTAGGTTCCGTTCATCCCGGTGAAACTGTTACAGCTCATATTCATTCTCCTGGAGGATTTGTTTCTGAAGGATATGCTATTTATGATTATTTAGTTTCTCAATCTAAACAATTAGGTTTTAATCTGGAAACAATTGCAGAAGGTGAATGCAAATCAATTGCAACAGTTATTTTTTTAGCAGCTCCAGTTCGAAAGATTACCAGCAATAGTGAATTTATGATTCATAATCCCTGGGGAGCTAATGAAGGAGATGCAGCAAGCATGCAAAAATATGCTTCAATGCTGAAAGAAGAAGAAAAAATGCTTGCAAAGTTTTATTCAAAGAAAATTGGAATTGATATTTCCGAAATTCTACAATGGATGAAAATCGAAACTTATTATTCAGCTGCAGAAGCAGTAAAAATGGGATTTGCAACAGAAGTAATTGATACAATGAAAGCTGTAGCATTATATAACGAAAACAATTCTAACAATAATTTAACAAACTCAAAAATGAACAAGCCAAATTTTAATTTACAAAACTTTAAAGCAATCGCAAAACGCGCATTGAAAGCGTTATCCGGTGAAGCAGTTAAAAATCTCGATGCATTTCTTGAAGATGGTACTGCAATTTTCATTTCTACAGAAGCAGCTGAACCTGCAATTGGAGATGAAGTTTATTTGACTGAAACAGGAGAATATGCTCCAGATGGAACGCATACATTAGATACCGGAATGGTAATAGTTACTGTTGGTGGTTTAATTACTGAAATTAATCCTGTTGTAGAAGTTACTGTTGCAGCTTTACAAGCTCGTGTTGCAGAACTTGAAATGGCATTATCTGAAGTTCAACCAATCATTGCAAATTTATCTTCTATTACTGGCGAATTTTCTCCAAGCGCAAAAGCGCAAAGAACAGTTCAAACTGGACCAGGTAGAGCTGAAGGAGCTGCGAAAACAAAAGCTGTTTCATCTTTTGACAAATCGCAAATCAAACCTAATCAAAGAGCAAAAAACTAATTCAATTTTAATTAACATTTAAATAAATAAAAAAATGATTTTAAATCCTTCAGATTTGACATTTAATGGTCAAGAAGCAAAAGATATAGGTGAAGCAGTTATTGAAAGTATTTTCGAAAATCCAGCTGTTGCGGATTTAATGACTGTGTATGATGGAATCGTAACTAAAAAACAAATTCCATTTTTGGGAACACTTTCAAAAATTACAAAAAAAGATGAAGGTTGTGGTTCAGGTGTAAGCTCGAATAACATTCCAATGACTGAGAAATTTTGGGAACCAGAAAATCTTAAAATTTGGCTACAATTATGCGCGGAAGATTTATTAAATAGTTTTTGGGTTTATGCTCAAAGATTAGGAATGGATAGAAGCGATGTTACCGGAACAACAATTGCATCTTTTGTTGTAGAACGAATGACAGCTGCAGCTCAAGAAGATTTATTGCGCATTATCTGGTTTAATGATAAAACTGCAGAAAATGTTGTTGATGGTGGAGTAATTAAGAATGGTGTTTCTTTAACAGATTATACTATTATTGATGGTCTTTGGAAGCAAATTTTTGCTGTTGTTGCAGCAAGCCCTGAACGCTTAGTTGCAATTTCTGAAAATGCAGCTGTTTCAAAAACTGCTCAATTAACTTTATCCGCACAAGCAGCATTTAAACTTTTTCAAAAGTTAATGGAAAAAGCGGATTCCCGTTTAAAATCTGCTCCAGATAAAATTATCATTTGTACTACTACTTTGCTTGAAAATTATGCTCAATATCTTGAAACTCAAGGAAACGATGCATCTTTTATTCGCATTGAAAATGGTTATTCAACTTTGCGTTATCGTAATGTAACTGTTTATGGAATGGATTTCTGGGATAGAACTATTCAATCGGATTTTGATAATGGTACTACTTATGATTTGCCGCATAGAGCTCTACTTACTACAAAAATGAATTTGGCTGTAGGTAGTGATAAACTTGCAGATGCAGAAACATTTAAAGTTTATTATTCTGAAGATTCAGAATTGAATAATTTTAAAGGAAAATATCGTGTAGATGCTAAATTGCTTCAGGATTATTTAATCCA